CATCGTATTGTTTTAGCTGGATAAAAAGTTTTACCAAAAAAGTTTGAATAGTTACGATTCATTTGCTTGACTATCTGTTACGTTACTGTATAGTCCAATCCATCGAAACGCTGATGGAAAGGGCTATAAACAATGTCCGCTACAAATCTCCAAGACCTCAAAGAGGCACTCGCTCAACGCAACGACCTTGACGCGATCGTCAATGAATTTGGCGACATCAAAGCTAAGCTCGCCGAGCTTGAGGCTGTTGAGAAAATTTACAACGCCGCACTGAAGGATCGCCTGACATCTGGTCAGCGCGTGATTGCTTCAAAGTGGTCTCTTCTCAAATCATCTTCAAAAGACTCACAACGTCTAGACGCTAAGCGTCTTGAAGCTGATCTCGGCAAAGACACCCTCGCTGGCTACTACAACACAGTGAAGGGCGCCGATCGCCTCACCATCGAAGCCACCAAACTCTGGGAGACGGCTGCTTAACGCAGCCTCTCTTCCCTCTCTCGGAGAATTTCAATGGGCTATCGGTTTTATCGCACACGCTCCAGCCGTCCTGACTCAAACGGCACCGCCGAAGCTTACTTCAGCATGATGGGCGCCGAGTTTGTTCTCGAAATTGAGTGGACGCTTACAACTTATGGCGCGCCCACGACGTGGGACGAAGAAGGCTACGATCCAGAGTTTGAGATCAACAGCATTGTGATGCGCGAGGATCGCTACAGCGATCTCGGCCCAGCTTTCGTTCCTACTGGCAAGCTTTTGCACCTGATCGAAGACAGTACGCACGTCTACGACCAAGTTATTGAATCAATCAACGCCACTGTTGGCTATGACGATGGAGATTACTGATGAAAACGGAAGCAATAACATTTTTGGACGGTCGCATTGAGTTACACGTCCAGAAATTCAAATCACCAGAAGGCGACCCTTGTGCAGTTCTTGTGGTGAAGGAACGTGGGCTCAATTGCGGAATTTTTCCGTCTACCGTTTTCCACTTATTGGAAGAAGACGCTTACACAATCGAAGATGCAGTTGCTGCATTCAACGAGGTTATGCGCCGCCCTGCTTTACAGGACGCAGCGGAATGACACCCCTTCCTTACATCACTGACGATGAACACAACGCCATGAACCACAGACTTTACATGGCGCAGTTCAGTCGGGAGACGGCGCTTTCATATCTGCGCCGTCCAACAATCTACGGGAAGGATCCTTGGCAGTTCCACCACTACATGCGTCAAGCAATTCGCTGGGTGCAGGTCGAAAAACACAGAAAGGTTAAGTTAAATGGCTAAGCAGCTTGATGCGCGTCAGTTGGAGATACTTAAAAAGTATCATCCTGACCCCAAGAGCGCCGTGTGGGATTGCCACGGTGTGCTTGTGATTTATCACAAGGCTATTGAGATTATTGCGGCGAAGGCTGGCATTACTTTTGACCAGCCACACGAGGCTGAAATGAACAGCGAGAAAAAGATCGCTGTCATTCGCGTCACCGGCCATCTGGGTGATCGCTCAGAGTGGTCGTATGGAGAGGCGGCGCCGTCAAACAATAAAAACTCCTACCCTGTGTCGATGGCAGAAAAGCGCGGAAAAGATCGAGTTGTATTGAAGCTTCTCAATCTTCATGGCGATATTTACGCCGAGGACGAGGCCGACGCATTCAAGGACGTCACTGTCACCATCACGCAGAATAGTGTTGCGGCGCCTGTCACCGAGGCGATCGACTACGCCTCTGAGGATGAATCAAAGACGCAGCGCGACAAGCTGATTGCTGAAATCACATCCCTTGCAACGCTCAAGGCTCTCAACACTTGGGGCGTCACTAACGCCGAGCGCATTTCCAAGCTGTTAGAGGCTGATCAAGAGGCTCTTCGGGAGATTTACTCTGACCAGAAGCAACGTCTTGCAGCGAAGGCGGCGTAATGACTGAGATCACACAAGGCAGTGATTTTTGGAAGAGAATGCGGCTTGGCAAAGTCACGGCAAGTCGCGTCTTCTCCATCATCGACACAGACCGCAGCGGCAAGCCAAAGGCCGAGCGCGCCAACTACATGCACGAGCTAGCAATAGAGCGCCTGACACAGGTTCCCACTGAGAACGTAGTGAACAGGTTCATGGCTAACGGCACACGGCAGGAGCCAATTGCGCGTGTCACCTACTCTCTTTTGCACGACGTTAAAGTCCACCAAGTTTTGTTTGTCGATCATCCAGAAATTCAAAACTCCGGCTATTCGCCAGACGGACTTGTTGGTGACGGATTGATTGAGATTAAGGCGCCGCAACTAAAAACGCATTGCGAATATTTGCTTAGCGAAAAAGTGCCACCGCAATATTTGACGCAAATTCATTGGGGATTTGCTTGCATGCCAGAACGCAATTGGTGTGACTTTATATCATACTGTGATCAGGCGCCGACTGAGTTGCGCATGTGGGTTAAGCGGATTGAGCGTGATGATGCATTTGTGAAACGGCTAGAGGACGAGGTTATTAAATTCCTCGCAGAGTTGGATGACCTTACAGAACGATTGCAAGCAAAGTTCAACTGAGCGTGAACTTTCGGAGGACATTCTCGCGCTGGTGACGTTTGCCTTGGAGATGGCGACATCGGCGCAGGAATTGAAGAATTGGTTTGATTACAACTCTAAGCAAATTTTTAGGTTGACGACAGACCATAAGGAAATCCTGCGTGAGAGATACAAGTCACGTCAGGATATGATCAGGAGAAACGGATGAGCCAATACGACAATACCAACACCATTATTATCTCTCGTAACGATCGTCGCACACAGGACACTCACCCTGAGTTTACCGGCTCCGTAAACGTTGAGGGCAAGGAATATTTCGTCAACCTGTGGGTGAAGGAGCGCAAGCGTGACGGCGGCAAATTCTTCTCTGGCAATATCAAGCCAAAGGAGAAGCAAGCGGACAAGGGTGGCTCCGCAAGTTTGGCGTCCCAACTGGACGACAACATTCCGTTTGCTCCTGAGTGGAGATAACGACCAATGCCTAACTGGATTCAGATTACGCAAGACAATCGAAACCAAGTTTTAGGCTGGATACAAAAGGCCACGCCTGGAATTTCAGTTGCCTTTCGCAGACCGAACAAGCGAACGCGTGATCAAAATTCTTTGCTGTGGCCCTATCTGCGCAAGATTGCAAAGTCAGTCGAGTGGGATGGTCACAAATTCGATGAGCATGCGTGGAAGGATATTTTTCTCAATTCGCTTTGGGGAAATCTTTCTGTGCCGGGGATCAATGGAGGCGTGATCTTTGTTGGTAATCGACACTCCTCAAGTGAGCTAACAAAAGACGAAATGTCTGAGCTCTTGGAAATGATCATCGCGTTTAGCACTGAGCGTGGAATTACCATTGACGACTGATTTAGGGACGACGCAGCGTAAATCCCTCACGCCGACACAGCGATTAAAGCTGTTTGAGCGACACAAGGGTATTTGCGTCGTCTGCGGCAAACAAATTCAAGCTGGGGAGCTCTGGATAGATGAGCACGTTCGCGCTCTTGGTCTTGGTGGTTCTAACGATGACGATAACAGGGCGCCAGCCCACAAGGCTTGTGCGGCAGATAAGACTTTTGGGAAAGCCGGAGACAATGCCCGCATAGCAAAAGCAAAGCGTCAAAAAATGCGTCACCTCGGCATTGAGGCCCCAAAGCAGAAGATTCAATCACGCGGCTTTTCAAACAGGAGAAAACAACCGCGCATTGAAAAGAAGACGCTGCCACCTCGCAGCATGTTCCAGGAGAATAGTTGAAATGGCAAAAGATAAGAAAATGGAAAATAACATCGGTGTGTGGCAACCTATTGAGACCGCTCCGAAGGACAGAGCGATCCATGTTTGGCTGCGCCACGTTTTCGTTAAACCCCGCAGAGTTGGGAATGTCGGCGAGATAGCCAAAAATGTCACTTATCACTACGACCGTTGGTGCGGATGCGACATGGAGGGCATGTGGGAAATTGAAACGGAAATTAAGGGCGGCTGCAAAATAGCCACTCACTGGATGGATATCGTCACGATAGAACCGCCAAAGGGTGAGACGATGATTTACGGCAGCGGCAGTTCATCTGACGTTGATGATTGTATCCCATTTTAGTCACCTTTATTCCCGATATTCACAGGGATCCGATTATGGCCACCCGCATCAGATTAACCGAAGCCGCTAAGAACCTTGGCGTTTCTGTCGGATCCCTGCGCAAAGAGCGCGATCGTGGTCGCTTGGTTATTTATCGCCTTGCTGGCAAGGATTGGACGACACAGGAAGACCTAGATCGGATGTTTGACCAATGCCAAGAGAGTCCAAGGGACCATACCTCAACCTTGAGAAAGAACGCGTGCGAGACGGTCGCGTCATTCCAGCAAGGTGGATCATCCGAGACGGAAACAAGAAAAAGAGCACAGGATGCGGCGCAAATGCTCATCGAGAGGCTCAAGAGCGGCTCAAAGAATACATCACCCAAAAATACATCGAGGACGACCGCGGATGTCGTCACCCTTCCAACGTCCCGATAGAAGACGTAATCGTCCTATACCTGCGCGACATTGCGCCAAAGCATGCGCGGCCTAAAGAGACTGCGCAAAGAGCAGAAAAGCTGCTCAGATTTTTTGGTGGCAAACAGCTTGACTATGTCTCAGGGCCGTCGTGCAGGGCATATGTTAAAAGCCGCGTGAGCGTGGCGTCAGCCCGTCGTGAATTAGAAGACTTGCGCGCAGCAATCATCCATCACCGCAGAGAAGGACTTTGCGAACAGATCGTTGACGTCCCGCTGCCGGAAAAGTCTTCACCGCGGGATAGATGGCTGACAAGGTCGGAGGCCGCTCGACTGCTCCTTGCAGCCTACCGTAGAAGCCCACACGTTGCGCGTTTCATTTTAATAGGACTTTACACCGGCTCACGTTCTGGAGCCATCTGTGGCGCCTCTCTGACGCAAACAAGCGGCAAAGGCTTTATCGACATAAACAGCGGCGTATTCTACCGCAAAGCATTCGGCAAAAGAGCCACCAAAAAGAGACAGCCACCAGTTGTATTGCCCGCTCCCCTCCTCGCGCACATTCGTCGCTGGCAAAGACTTGGCCTATGCACGCACTCTTTAATTGAATTTAGAGGCAAGCCAATTCTGCGGATCAAAAATGCATTTGATAAGGCTGTGAGGGCCGCTGGTTTGCGCGACGTCACACCGCACACATTGAGACACACCGCCGCAACCTGGATGATGGAAAACGGCGCAGAGCCATCCGACGCAGCTAAATTCCTCGGTATGACCGAGGCTATGGTAGAACAGACGTATGGTCACATCGGGACTAAGGCAATGACACGCGCCGCCGAAGCACTGACGCGCCGACGTTTTGCCGACGTGAACGCCGTGAACAAACAGTGATTGAGACGCAACAAGACGAAATAATATTTCAATAAAAACAACGGCAATAAAATAAAATCATTCGTTCGGGACGAGGGGGTCGGAGGTTCGAATCCTCTCACTCCGACCAGGAAAATCAAATGCTTAGCAAGATTTTCTGCCTCCTC